GACTCAAAAGACTAAACTCACTAAGCAGCAACAGTCAGAGGCTCAACTAAAGGCTCTTGAAGAACAACTCGAACAGCAAGCCCGTGAACAGCAAGAACTCGAAGAGATAATGAACTTTTAAAAGGAGTAACGCAATATGTTCAAGAAACCTGAACCTGAAGTAATCATTAAAGAAATCACATCAGAGCCTAATTCAACTACCCTTGACGCTATCTTTCAATTGATGGTGAAACACAAGGTAGATACTGTAGAGTATGGTAACTTTAAGATTACCAAGAGTTATCACGAGATTGAGGAAGTTAAAAAGAAGCAGCAGGAACCTGACCTTATTGGTTGGGCAGCAGACTGATAAAGGAGACTTATGCAGAATATTAAACCAGTTAGGCGTGAGACTATAAGAGTGAACTCAGTTGAGGTTGATCCTACACGTTGGTACGCAGAGACTGATCAAGACCTTATCGGTGTTGCTGCTTATATGGCTTGCCAGAATCTATCACTGAATCAGCAAGGCAGACAGGCAGACTTCTTCAACTACGCTCGAATGTACGGTGTTCGCTCTCTTGGTTATTCCACAAACACCTACTCAACATATTCCTACAGCAGTGTAACCAACGCTGATGTCAAACTTAAACTAAACGCTACCAGGGCTGCTGTAGACACTGCAACAGCGAAGATAGCAAAGAATAGACCAAGACCTATGTTCCTTACTGATGGTGGTGATTGGAAGCAAAAGCGTAGAGCAGAGAAGTTAACTCAATATATGGATGGTGCATTCGACCTTGGTGAAGTATATGAAACAGGAGCGATTGTATTCAGAGATGCTTGTATCTTTGGCACTGGCTGTATGTTCATTAACTACGACGAAGATAAAGTGTATACAGAGCCAGTTTGGATTGAGGAGATTGTAGTAGATGAATCAGAGGCCCAATATGGTACACCCCGTCAGTTACATAGAAGCAAGTTAGTACACAAAGAAGTACTGGCTGCTCAGTTTCCTAAGAAGGCTGAACTTATTATGGCAGCAACGTCTGCTCCATCTACCTTATCAGATGATATGGTGAGTGTAACTTACTCCTGGCACCTACCAAGTGGTTCTAAGGCTAAAGATGGTAAGTATGTGGTATCATTGAAAGAAGGCACATTAGATGTTCAGGAATATAAGAAAGACTACTTCCCGTTTGTATTCTTTAGATGGAATAACGGCTTACGAGGTTTCTACGGACAAGGAATTGTTGAGAATAGTTTCTCTATACAGTTAGAGATTAACTCTATTTGTGCAACTATTCAGAAGGCAATCTACTTTGCTGCTGTGCCAAGAGTATTCGTTGACTCTACCTCAAAGATTATCACACAGCATATCGATAACAGAGTAGGCTCTATAGTAAAGTTTACTGGCAGGGACCCTACATTCTCAACTGCAACTGCAAACAACCCAGAAATGTATAACTATTTGAATACCTTGTGGAATAAGGTATTTGAAGTTAACGGCTTATCTGAACTAAGCGCAACTTCTAATAAGCCTGCTGGATTAGATGCAGCAGTGGCATTAAGAGAGTACCAAGACATTGAGTCTCAAAGATTCGCCATTGTAGGTCAGCAGTGGGAGAAATTCTATCTAAACGTAGCAAGAATCTTTGTAGATATGTCTAAAGACTTATACACTAATAACACACAGTTAATGGTTAAAGCAAAGACTAATAAGTTCATCGAATCGATTAAATGGAAGGATGTTAACCTACCAGAAGATAAGTATATATTACGATGCTTCCCGACTAACATACTCCCTGTTACCCCAGCTGGTCGTCTACAAACAGTGCAAGAACTGATTCAGGCAGGATTCATTGACAAAGACCTTGGACTTGACCTACTTGACTTCCCAGACTTACAAAAGGCTATGTCACTCAAGAATGCAAGCGTAGATAACGCTATGATGGTTCTCGAGAAGATAGTTGACGAAGGAGTCTATGACACACCAGAAGTTTATATGAACCTTAAACTTTGTATACAACTCGGTCAAGCAATGTATCTAAAGGCAAGGAATGATAAGGTAGACGAGGAAAGACTCGAATTACTTCGTAGGTTTATAGATGATTGCAACAATATGCAAGGTTCAGGTCAACAGCAAACTGAAGAAGAAGTACCTCAAGCAGCACCAGAACCTACTCCCACATCAGATTTAATACAGAACACCCCGCAATAAGAAAGGATAAAGTATGACAGAGCAAACAGCAGAGATACAATCACAAGAGACTACTACTACTGCAACAGAGGAATCTACTCCAATACAGCAGGAGTCTCAAGATATTCCTACTGCCCAAAGCCGCAGACTTGCAGACTTGGCACGCAGAGAGCGTCAAAGAGTAGAGGCAGAAACAAGGTTCAAGCAAGAGCGAGAGTCTTGGGAGTCTACCAGAAAGCAGTATGACCCAATTCTTGAAGCAGTTCAACAGTTTAAGTCTAATCCTTCAGATGCAGAGGCAGCGTTTAAACTATTAGAGGCAAGTGGGATTAGTTATGAGGAACTTACAGATAGAATACTATCAAAGCATCAATGGCAGGAACAGGAAGAGGATAAACCACTAACATTAGCAGACATTGAGCGTATTGCTGAAGAGAAGGCTCAGAAGTTGTTGGAACAGAAGGAACAACAGCGATTGCAGGCTTTAGAAGAGGCCCAGCAGCAGGAACTTATTGATGCTTTTAAGAAATCTATTGAGCAAGAAGCAAATCGTGAGGGTACAGACTACCGCTTTATTAACAATACTGAGGGTAGTTTTGATTTAGTTTTCGACTTAGTTGTGAATTATTATGAGCAATATCAAGAGGTACTTCCACTCGAGACAGCATTTAAGGAAGTAGAATCACAACTGAAATCTGACTATGATACTCTGATATCGAAGTATAGTGGAAAGGGCAAGCAGTCTGAACCAGCGGAGATAAAGCCTGCAGCATCCTTAAACTTCCAACTTCCACAAGAAACAAAACCCCAGCAAGAGATAGTAGCTACTTACACTAATATTGTCCCGCGTAAAGAAAGAGTCATAGCCTCTGTTGAGGAAGACTCTAAAGAAGCACTACTTAATAAGCTCATTGGGCAGTTCAAGTAGGCTCACACTAAAATTAAAAGAGGTATATTATTATGGCATCCGGAATTGATTTAAGCAACTACGAAGGTCTATTGAAGACACTTTACACAGAAGGTAACATTGAGAATTTAGTTTATAAGGATCACCCATTCTTCGCATTGGTGAGCAAGTATGAAGACTTTGTCGGTGAAAACATGAAGATCCCAGTAATTTACGGCAACCCGCTTGGCAGAAGCCGTACATTCAGTGAAGCACAAGAACGCTCACTTGTTACTGGTATTCTTCCAGCAGCATTCGTAATTACTCGCGTTAAGGATTACTCGATCACAACTATCGAGAACGAAGTACTTGAAGCATCCAAGTCAAACAAAGGAGCTTTCCTACAAGCTGCTTCTACCGCTATGGATGGTGCTCTTCAATCACTTTCTAACAACACTGCAGTATCTATTTATAGAACCTCTGCTGGTGACCGTGGACAAGTTGATGTTGAGCCAAGCACTGATACTGGTACTTTTGATATCCAACTCAAGCAACCAGAAGAAGTAACCAACTTCGAAGTAAATATGGTACTCGTAATTTGGTCAGCACAATCTGGTGGATCACAACGCAATAGTGATGGTTCACAAGTTAACTTCCCAGTTGTTGCAGTTGACCGTGATAACGGCATCCTTACTCTTGAAGGTGATTACACTGGTAGCGGTACAATCGCTGCTAACGACTACATCTTCGTTAAAGGTGACCGTGGATTGTCAATCTCTGGTTTGGCATCTTGGATCCCACTAGTTGCTCCTTCTGCAACAGCATTCTTCGGTGTAGACCGTACTGTTGACGTTACTCGTCTTGCTGGTATTCGTCAAGATGGTCGCGGAAAGCCAATCGAACAAGCACTACAAGACTTGTTATCACGAGTTGCTCGTGAAGGTGGCTCCCCTGATTATATCTTCATGAACTACAAAGAGTGGAACGACCTTAACCTTTCTCTTGGTTCTAAAGTTCAAATCGTTGACCTTGCAGTTGGTAAAGTTGGTTTCCGTTCACTTGAGATTCAGGGACCTAAAGGTTCTGTTAAAGTTATCGCTGACCAAGACTGCCCAGCAGGACTTGCTTATGCGATTTCAATGAAGACCTGGAAGCTTTGCTCACTTGGTAAAGCAGTTCGTCCTTTCAATGCTGATGGAAACTCATGGCTCCGCCAGTCAGATTCTGACGGTCTTGAAATGCGTTGCATTAGCTACACCCAGTTGGCTTGTTCTGCACCAGGCATGAACGGCGTAACACAACTAAGCTAAATCATTGAGTAATCCGTTATCCCCTTAGGGATAGCGGGTTCTCTGTTTTCTAAAAATTATAAAAAGGAGTTCACATTATGAGCTTAGGTTCACGTTATCTAAACCAGTTCCAATTGAGTTTGGAAAAAGACACAGTTATCCTTGAAGGTAGCTTTGCAGTTAATAGTGGTGGTGGAGTTATTGAATATCAAGGTGGTGGAATTGCCTCTGTTGAGCAAACAGCAACAGGTACATACGACATCACACTAGAAGATGGTTGGAACTATCTATTCGAAGTCCACGGTCAAGTTATCCGTAGCACAGCATCTGATGTTGCAGTTGTTCAACTTCTAATGGATCCTACTACTCTACAAGACGACATCAAGAACAAAGTACCTCTTACTATTCTTTGTCTAGACTATGCAAAAGCTGCTGTTGATCCAGAAGATGACGCAGTTGTTCGCTTTAAGGTCCTAGTACGAAGAAGCGCAGTTGGTCCATTTGATGATGGTTACCAAGCTTAATAGGAGGCTCTAAATGTTGATGCAACCTAAAAAGAAGACTATCTCTATCATTATGGCTAGACTAAAGCCTGAAGATAAAGGTAGCAAGCCGGGTATGTCTGAGATGTCTGAGAGGATGATGTCTGAGAAATCAGAGGAACCATCTATGTCTGAGGACTGTCCTGAAGATTGTGTAGACGCAGCGCACGGTATTCTTTATGCTTTAAAGAAGTCTGATCCAAAAGTACTTGCACAAGCACTACTCGACTTCCTTGAGATTGCTAAAAGTATGGATTACAAGTCTGAATCAAAAGAAGACGAAGGCGAAAAAGGCGAAGACAAAGAAGAATACTAAAAGGAGTCATTATGGTAACGTTTCTATCTCTTAGAGAGCAAGCGCGAACTAGAAGTGATATGACCTATAGTAACTTCGTGTCTGAAGATGAGTTGAAGTTGTTCGTTAATGGTTCTATTAAAGAGTTGTATGACTTACTGGTTGGATCATATGCAGACTTCTACACAGCAGATGCCTATCAGTTTACAATTGAAGATAGTTCTAACACTTTAAGCCTGCCTTCAGACTTCTATAAACTTCGTGGTTTAGACAGAAGTCTTGATAACTCTGGCGCCGACACCAGTTGGTACACAGTCAATAACTTCAACTTTCAACAGCGAAACGCATACAATCAACTATCTGTGGCACTTAACGGCAGAGTCTATCCTTATGTTAAATATAGGGTAATGGGCTCTGCTGATTTAAGTGGAAACGGCTACCTACAACTAATTCCTCAACAATCTGCTGCTGGTTTGTATAGAATGTGGTATATACAGCGTTGTCCTGATTTGGTAGATGATGAAGATGAGTTTAATGGTATTAGTGGCTGGGAAGAGTATGTTGTAGTCGATGTTGCTATTAAGATGTTACAGAAAGAAGAGTCTGATGCCTCTGCTTTAGTTGCTCAAAAGGCTAATCTAAAGAAGCGAATTGAACAGATGTCTTCAGAGCGTGACGCAGGAATAGCAGAGACTATCGTTGATGTAAGAAGTAGCGATTGGTCTGATTGGGGTTACTAAGTTGTCTAAAACTGACCTACCAATAGTTTATACTCAAGATAAGGATGTTGCTCGGATACAACAAAATGTCCGAGCAGCCCTTCTTCGTATTCAGACTAACCTAGTAGCAGGTTTAGATACTTATGTTCCCATATTCTCACCAACTGGATTACTTAATAGTGATTTAAAGAATACAGAATCTGGTTTAATCGCCAGCACACAGTTTGTTAGTTCGCAGTTTAATTCTACAACAATAGTAGACTTTACTAAAGGAAATACTCACACAATATTCTTAATTGCTAGTCAAGTGATTACAATACAAGGTGGTGTGAGTGGCGGTAAGTATACAATAGCGCTTATTCAAGATGCTGTTGGAGGTCACAGTATTTCTGGCTGGACTGGAGATATAATGTGGCAAGCAGGAGCAGTTGCACCAGATGCTACTGCTGATAGTATAACACTTTACGACGTAGTATGTATTAATAACAGTTATCTGATTCATAGCGATGGAATTGGATATATTTAGGAGGATTTATGATAGTTGATCCTAATATGGGATTTGAACTTCCAGTACCACAAGTAACTACTGGACCAACATATGCTAACTTAATCAATGACGCTTTCACAGTAGTAGGTGCCCACGACCACACACCTGGCAATGGTGTTGCTATTACTCCTGAAGGCTTAAATATAGTTTCAGACTTAACATTCAATGAAAATAACGCAACAAGTTTAAGGAGTTCAAGGTTTGTTAATTTAGATGCATACCTCACTGAACCAACAGACTTGAACTGTACTTACGTAGTTGGTGGTGATTTCTTCTTCCAGAACAATGATGGTGATCCTATTCAGATTACAAGTGGTGGAGGATTAAACTTTGCATCTATTGGAACTATTGGTGGTGACTTTGGACAACCTGGAGTTGAGGCAGCAGTTGACTACTCTGACACCAGTAAGGTATTTACCTTCACTCAAGAGCCTGATATTGGTGCAACTCTTAACTGTTCAGCAATCGCATTAACCTATCCACAACTTGGCTCACAAAGTGTTAACCTACTTCCTAATATTGGCACAGTAGATTATTCAATAACCTTTCCTGCCAATGTTCCAGCCGCCAGCGGTTCAATTGTAACTTGTGATATTTCAGGTGATCTAGCGTTTGATACCACACTAACGGGAGATTACATATTCAGTAGTGATAACATCAAATTTGGTAACTTAAGCACAGGCACAATCGATAAAGTGCTAACTATAGATAACACCTATAAACTAATTGAATCAAGTGTTAGTGGTTCAGGAAATGTTTGTCTTAATTCTGGACCCTCTATCACTTCACCAGTACTAGCAACATCTGTTCAACTACCATTCACTACTGCTAGCACAGTATTAGGAGT